ATATACCTTGATACTGACATGTTGCTTCTTCATCCTCTTAGCCTGTATATGGATGATGATTTCTCTATGTGTCTTGAGCCCTCAGATGGGCCTCCAGTTTCGGCTTGTAATGCCCTGATGATTGCCAAGCCAGAAGCGCAGTTTGTAAAGCTCTGGTTGGAAGAAATGCCAATGGCTTTAGCGCATCCAGTATGGGCCTATGGCGGGGTAAAAGTGCCATTTGAATTGTCACAAGCCTACCCACACTTGGTCTCAATGTATCCCGCGTGGCATTTCTGCCCATTGGACCTTAAACAAAATTGGCTGTTTTCTACAGACCCAGAAGTGTTTCATGAGGCAAACAAAAGGTCTCAGTGTTCAACTGCTGTTCACGGATTTGAAACATTCTGGCGTGACATTGTAAAAGACATCACGCCACAATGGTGCAAAGATAACCCTCATAGCCTGTTCAGTGTGCTAACTGAACCGCACAGGGATTAAGCCTTCATAATGTAGGCAAGGGCATAATACGGGGGCAAGTTAGCATTTGTCCCTGAACTACCTGCCGATGAAATGGTTGTTGACACAGTAATGCCAGTGGTGGCTGCATAGGTGTTGACTTGACCAACAGTGAAAGGACCACCACTCCAGCTTAATCCATCAGAACCAAATAACCGAGTTTCACCTTGTTGGGTATGAGCGTGCCCCGGATCAGAAACCGTGCTTGAAGCAGAGTGACTATGCGCGACAAGCGTAGCATCAGCAGAGCCGCCTGTAGCCGCCACGGCATATGTTGACCCAGCGCCAACAATAAATCTGTCTCTTAAATCGGGCGTTCCATTGGACCCATTACATAAATACCAACCTGAAGGAATGGATGCAATGGAGCCGGACCACATAGTAATTACACCAGACGGAATATATGTGAAAGTTCTTATATTTGTTCCATCTGAATAAATGGTTGCGGGTGTGTTTCTTGAAACACTAACGGTTGTTCCACCTCCACCAGAATTAAATGTTACTGTCCATGGCCCACCAGTAGAATCTGTTGTGGTATTATAAATAATCCACTGTCCGCCCACGCCTGATGGTATTGTGTATGTCACGCTTGCTGACATAGCGCCAGAAACACCAATAATGAGTGACCGATATTGCGTGCTTGTAAGAGTTGCCGAACCAGATGTTGCATTCAATGATGTCAAACCACCAAATGCTTGGTCAATGACATCCATGTCACTATTTACAGGCACGTTCCATGTGTCAACGTAATCACCGTTTCCCGGTTTTTCTAATCTTTTGTTTGTTGTGTATGTTGAAACCATGGGTCAATCCTCAAATTTTGTGATTGGCAATCTCAAGGGCTTTCGCCACCTGATTGTCATGCAAACCTAGCAACGGTTTGGTGTTTGTGCTGGTTTTCTTTTTAGCACGTTCTACAGCAGAAAGTAACTGGTCTGCTGTCATGCCACCAACACGGCCCCCACTGGCACGGGCTACTGGGGTATATCCGGGCTTTTCGTCCACTGGCTCTAATGCGCCCAAGTTACTGATCCGTGGGTATGACCTGACATTAAGATACGGCACATTAAATCCTGCCCCTTCTGACCCAACAGTTCTAGGAGCGCCAGCACGTTGAGCAGCCGCTTCAAAAGCAGAACTGATACCTGACGCGCCTGCATTTAAACCTTTACCAGCCAAAGCTCCTAACACAGCCTCCGTGCCATGGGGGACGTTAAAAGCAAAACCAGCAGCAGGAAGAGCATATTTTTTTAATATTGTGCTAATCATCCCTGCTTTTTCGTCATCTGAAACAGGGCGCTTATAAACAGTGTCAATGGCCTGACCCATGTTACGGAGGTCACGCAATTTATCTTTAGCCGCAGCAGTTGCAGCGGAGTCTGAAGCATGAGCCTCAAGATTGTTCAGAACGCCAGTTGTATCAGCGCCAAAGGCTCGCAATGTCACGGGCAATGTGCGCGGGTCTAAATACTTGTTGAACTGGTCAGGCAGCTTGGCAATGTTGTCCCCAGTGGGTGTAAGCATGTTATTGCGGATAGCCGCATTAAAGCTCTCCATTTCAGGAGAACCAGCACCAATCATTTTTTCCATACGGCTGTAATATAAAGGCCCAAGCCGTGGGTCAGTGACATACTGGTTAATTTTACCCTGTGCCGCCTGTGCCATCTCCGGTGTAATGTTACTGGACATATACTTGGAATTGGCATCTTGAAGCTGTTTTAGGGTTTGGTTAATTGCACCCTTTTCCCCACCGCCTTTTTGTTGGTAGGTTTTTATAAAATCAGACCAACCTTTATCAGCACGGCCCAATTCAACAGCAGCCTGTAACTGAGCCTGTGGCGTTCCTTGGAACATGCCATTTGACACAGCTTGGTTTAAAGACTGCTTGTAACCTTTAATGATGGCTTCAACAGCCTTACTGTCGTCAATGTCACGAGCAAAACCACGGGCCTTACTAATTTCATCTTTGGCCTTAATCATATCTTGGAAGGTTACTTGACCACCTTTTGACTCAAGGTTTTGTAATTCCATGTTAAGCGCGTCAAAAGCGGCATTGGCTCCGGGGTAGAACTTTGAATCCCTAAAAGTAGAGCTTACACCTGCATTTTGGATTGAGTTTTGCACGGATGGAATAACATGACCGCTGACACCAGCATTGCCAAAGTCAAAATTACCTTGAACCGTTTTAAGAGTTTTGAATGGCTGTTGGGCCGCATCTCGGCTTGCAATAGCAGCTTGACCCAATGCTTCACCGCCAGCACTTGGACTTACACTTTGGTCTATAAGACCTTGCTGCTTTTGCTCCAAAATGTTCTTGGCTTGCTCACGCATTTCATCAGCAGTGCTACGGGCAGCGCCTTCTGAAGCACGTTTGCCTGTAATCATTTCTTGGCTAGGTTTAATACCTTGTGACTCAAGAACCCTCTGCAATTCTGCATCAGCAGGTGACACTGTTTTGCCAATGATCTTTTCAGCAGCAGGGCCAATTAACGCACCGCCAGCACCGCCATATAATGCGGATTTGGCAATTTCAGCAGGTGTAAATTCATCCGTGCCATATTTATTAGCCGCTCCAGAAATAGCGCCCATTTCAGCGCCAACAGTTGCACCGCTGGCAGCAGACTTCAAGAAGCGCCCAGCACCAAGTGCTTCTGCGCCTTTAGCGGCAAGGTTACCTGCTTCACCCAACGGTCCCAATGGCACAGCAAGTCCACCAACAAGTCCAGCCCCCGTCCCTACAGCAGATGAAATAGGATTTTGCCGAGACAGAGCAGCTTCATATTCACGCTGCTTGTTAAGAGCTTCCTTGAACGGGATGTTTTCTTTGTATGATGTGTGCAAAGCGGAGGCATAAGTTGGACCACCAAACAGCGCAATGTCACCAGCACTATACCCAGCGGCCTTTAGCTCATCTGGGATCATGCCACGTTCTTTAGCCGTAAGCGCCTCATCAGCTTTGGCTTGTTCTGGGCCAGTTTGTTCCCGAACCGCGCCAACAGGAGCCCAGTCATCATGACCAGAAGATGGCTGTGCTACAGGAGCCCAATCATTTGCCTGTTCCATTACTGCACCCTGTTTCCGCTCTTGTCATAAACATTGCCATTGGCATCTTTGTATTGTTGCCGGGAAGGGCTAAATTGCAAACCTTCTACGCCGCGTAACGGCTCAGGCAACTGAGGTGCCGCTGGCTGAGTTGTACCTTGTGTGTCAGAAGCCTTGTACCGTTTGGGGGTAAAGGTTTCTCCGGTCTGAGGGTCTTTGACAGAGTTTTGCAGGCTTGCAAATTCAGAATCTTTAATGTTCGGGTTTGCAGGCATTTTGTCATAAGCACGGCGCTTATAACTATCCAAGTCGTTACCCTTCTGATGAGACCATGTAAGCTCATGCTGTACAGGTTCAAGCGTACCAACTGGCTTGGAGGCCCATGCCGTGTCTTTGTCATAGCTTTGGTGTGCTTCTGCCAATTTTTGACCGACCAAGGCATAAAAAGCTGATGGGTTTGTTGAAGGAGAAGGAATGGACTTCTCTTCATAGTTAAGACCAGTTTTTTCAGCCCGAACAATTTTGTCAGCTTGGAGCTGATTAAACATGAGTGCGGTGCTTTGTTTCATGATTTGGTCGTAACCGCCCGGCAAATCTTGCCAATTGGCAGGAACAAACCGTCCCAAACCTGCTCTTTCCATGGCACCAACAAGCTGTGCCGCTGTTTTAGAGCCCGGACCAGTCGGCTGCTCCGCACCAAGCTGTGCCAAGCGCTCCAAATTAGAAAATGCAGAATTGTAAGAACTTGCGCGGTTCTGCACTTCGGTATTGTAATTGTTAATACGTTCAGAACGGCCTTTGGCAAATTCTTTGTTCTGATCTGCTTGGTAAGAAATTGCTTGGTTTATTTTGTCGTCAAGCAATCTCTGTTGTGTCATGGCAAGTTCACGCAATTTAATGCCATTAGATGCCACAGTCGGGTCAGGGTTTGCGGCAAGCGTATTGGCGCGTTGCAAGTCAGTTTTAATCTGAGCTTGTTGTTGCGCTGCATCTTGTGGCACACCCGGAATTTTGCCTTCAAGCGCCGCCTGATAAAGCTGCCCAGAGTTCATAGTGTTTATATTCTGAGATGGTCTGTCCACATCAGGAGCAGGAACAGCATGATCTGGCATGGTTGGCTGGTTTGTGGCAGCACCAACTTTAGCAGCTTTGTCAGAAATAATGTTAGACACTGGAGATGTAGTTGTTCCA